ATCTGCACTTACAAATGTAACGCCAACAACATCAGGCACTACTGCTTTTTGTGATTTTGCAGACTTAACGTTCAGTAATGCTACGGTAACTGCAAGAGGCTGTTTAATATATAACGACACAAACTCTGATAAGGCTGTGGCTGCAATAGACTTTGGTGGTGATAAAACATCAACTGCTGGAGATTTTACTATTGTGTTCCCTAGTGCCACTGCGACAGGCGCTATTATTAGGTTAGCATAGATGTCGTATTATGCCGCTATCAAAACTTAATTTTAAGCCAGGAATAAATAAAGAGGAAACCGACTACGCTAACGAGGGCGGTTGGGTTGACGGCGATAAAATACGTTTTCGTAAAGGACGTGTTGAAAAAATAGGTGGTTGGGAAAAATTATCCTCTGACACACTAATTGGTTCAGCTAGAGCTTTACATTCTTGGATTTCATTAGGGGGAAACAAGTATCTTGGTATAGGCACAACCAATAAATATTACATTGAAGAGGGTGGCACATATAACGATGTTACACCTGTTCGTAAAACCACAACCAACTCAGCTACCTTTGCAGCAACGAATGGCTCTTCAACTCTTACAGTCACTGACAGTGCTCATGGTGCTGTAAACGGTGACTTTGTGACTTTTTCTAGTGCTGTTAGTCTTGGTGGTAACGTTATCGCCTCAGTATTAAATCAAGAATATCAAATTACTTTGGTTACAGGCACAAACACCTATGAAATTACAGCAAAAGACACATCTGGAGCAACCGTAACAGCAAACAGCAGTGATTCTGGTAATGGTGGTTCTTCGACAGATGCGGTTTATTTACTAAACTCAGGTCTTGATATATATGTACAGTCTACTGGTTGGGGTGTGGGCACTTGGGGTGCTGGTGCTTGGGGTTCTGCTACTGTTTTGTCAGATGTCAACAACTTGCGTTTATGGACACATGATAATTATGGCGAAGACTTAATAATTAATCCAAGAAACGGTGGTATTTTTAGGTGGGTAGAAAATAATGGTTTGACCACACGAGCAGTAGATTTAGCAACAACAAGTGGAGCTAATTTAGTTCCAACTAAGGCTTTACAAGTTATAACGTCGGAGACAGATAGACATTTGATAGCATTAGGAGCAGACCCCATCAGTAGTGGCTCACGCACAGGCACGATTGACCCCATGCTTGTAGCATTTAGTGACCAGGAAAATCCGCTAGAGTTTGAGCCATTAGCAACAAATACAGCTGGTTCGTTACGACTATCCTCTGGTTCATCTATTGTTGGCGGTATCAAGGCTAGACAAGAAATATTGATATGGACAGATACTTCTTTGTATTCTATGAGTTTTATTGGGCCACCACTTACCTTTGCTATAAATTTAATAAATGAAGGAGCTGGTTTGATAGGTCCAAAGGCTGCCGCTAACTCACCGAAAGGTGTTTTTTACATGAGTAAAAAAGGGTTTTACTTTTATAATGGATCTGTGCAAAAGCTACCCTGTAGCGTTCAAGACTATGTATTTTCAGACTTAGATGAATCACAAGCATACAAATGTTTTGCTGGACTAAATGAAGAGTTCTCAGAAGTTTGGTTTTTTTATCCGTCAGTCACAGACAATGAAACCGAAATATCAAGATATGTAATTTACAACTATGAAGAAAGCTCATGGAGCATAGGATCACTAGAAAGATACAGTTGGCTATCGGCTGGTGTATTAGACAAGCCATTGGCAGCTGGCGAAGAAAGCACGACAAAACGTATTTACGAGCATGAAAAAGGTTTCAACAACGATGAGAGTGCTATGGACGGTGTTTTTGTAGAATCGGCTGACATAGATATAGCTGACGGCGATAGATTTGTATTTTTAAAACGTATCTTGCCAGATATATTGTTTGTCAATGATACAGGCACAAGTCAAAACCCAGCTATCAACGTAGTTGTCAAAAGACGTGATTTTAACAATCAGACACTTGCAACCGACTCAACCACACAAATTACAGCTAGTTCTACTTTTGGTTCGCTTAGATCTCGTGCTAGACAATTTGTATTACGGTTTGAATCAGATGATGATAATACTGATTCTGATAGAAAAAATTATAAGTGGAGGCTTGGTAGCACAAGAGTAGAAGTTCAACCATCTGGGCGTAGGTAATGAGCAAACTCTTACCTACCCAATTACCTTTAGCAGAAGGTGAAACAGTTTCAGCTGATACTTTTAACAGATTGATTAGAATATTAGAAATTAACCTTGGTTCTGTTGACCCAGATAGCATAAAATCCTTTAACTCCACAGACATCAGCGAGTTGCAATTTGCTACAGGTGCTATTATATTTAACTCAACGATAGAGGTTCATCAAGCCTTTGATGGAACGCAGTTTAGAAACCTGTATGAGCATCGAACATATTTGACTGGAGTCTCTGCAACAACAAGTATAGGAGCGGTAACAGTAAGTACACCATGAGCGCATTAGAAGACAGTTTAAGAAAAGTTTACAAATTACCTACCATGCCAGTTGGTGGTAGTATGGATTCTGGATTTAACGTATCTCCGCCACCTATGACACCAGAACAACAAGCAATGGCAAAAAGAATGTCTAAACAGTTTAGCGTTGAGCCAGAAGGTGGTTTTACTAACATGCTTGCGGATCCTGGTTTCAATGTGTTACCAGAGACAACTCAAGGCATGAGTCAAGAAGACAAAAATTTTTTAGAGTCATTGTTGCAAAAATCACAGCAAGCATCTATGGCTCCCCTGTCACAACAAGCTCAAGAATTAGCTATGCAAGGTGAAGGCGATGATACACAGTTAGCTCACTTACGACAAGGTGAGGTCGTTTTACCGCCAGAGTTTTTTGAAGATGAGCAGTTTGAAGACATGGTTGAGAAAAAGTTTAAACAATTTAATTTAGACCCAGAACAAGCAATAGTCGGAACAGGTATAGCAAGCCTAAACTCTGTTACAGGTCTTGAGCAGTTTGGTTTCTTTAAAAAGATAGGTAAGTCTCTTAAAAAAGTAGTAAAAAAAGTAGCGCCATTTGCTGGGGCAATAGCAGCACCATTTACTGGTGGTGCCACAGCAGCTTTAATTGGTGGTATAGGAGGTGCTGCATCTGGAAAAGGTTTAAAAGGTGCTGTGCAAGGAGCTCTTGGAGGATTCGGTGCAAGCAAATTAGCGGGTATTGCAGGACTTGGTAAAGGAGCTGCCAGTGCAGCGGCGAAGGCTGCAACAGGTGCGACAAAAACAGGTATTTTTGGTGGCACCTTGGGTCCAAAAATAAAAGCTGGTATTGGTAGTTTTTTTAATCCAACTAAAAAAACAGGTATTTTTGGCGGTAAACTAGGTCCAAATATTAGAAGAGGTATTGGTGGATTATTTGGTGGCGGACAACAACAAACTTTTGCAACAGACGAGGTTATAGGAACTCTTAATGGTGAACCTGTAACGAGAGCTGACTTAGAAAATATGACAGCAGAACAGTTTGAACAAGTACAGTTATCTCCAGTTGCACAACAAACAGGTATTTTTGGTGGCACATTAGGGCCAATATTAAGACAAACATTTTTAGGCTCAGGACAACAACCAGGTGTAATAGGTAACATATTGGGTGGCGGACAACAACAAGGTGGCGGTGGTCTATTTGGCGGTGGTTTAGGCGACGCATTAAAACTTGGTGGTATCGGCGCACTAGCGGCAGGACTGGGTAAATTAGCCTATGAAGACGCACAAAAACAAAAGGGCGTAGCTTTAACACCACTTACAACCATGAGTCCTACAGGTAGATATAATATAGAAGCAGAGATAGCAAGAAGAATGGGACAGCCTGCTCCCAATCCTGTAGAGTTTGGTTTGTTACCGACTGGCACATTGCCAGAATTATCTGGTGGTAAGCCAAGAGGTATGATGTATGGTGGTGGTATTATGGCTTATGCACAAGGCGGTGCGGTGCAAATGCAAGAGGGTGGAGAAATGGACCCAAATAATTTTCCTAGGATGGAAGGTGACATAAACGGTCCAGGCACAGAAACTAGCGATGATATACCTGCTATGTTAAGTGATGGTGAATTTGTTATGACAGGAAGAGCTGTAAGAGGCGCTGGTTCATACGAAATGCAAGCAGACCCCAATGGTATCATCAGTCTTATGCCTACGTTAGAAGAGAATAGAGAGCGTGGGATGGAACTCATGTATAAAATGATGGACACATTCGCTGATAAAGCTAAGGCATCCTAATATGGCAATAAGAGATAGAATTATGTCTTCAAACATGCGTCAGCCTTTTAGGGAAGATGTTTTACGTCCTATGCCTGTGCCTATGCCTATGCCTATTTTGCCACCAGCTCCAAGACAGCCATTGCCTTTACCAATGCTTCCACCAGTAATGCCACCAAGACGTGAAGATTTTTTATCAATACAAAGGTTAGATGATCTTATTGTGCGACCGTTACCAGTAGGCCCTAGTATCCCTTTTGTTCCATCTCAAGATTTACCCTTACCTCCTGGCCCTATTTTACCACCAAGGGGTAGACCAATTCCTCCTATTTCTATAGGTGGTATAGTTGGTGGAAAACCTATGCTAAAGGTTCCTGGCGGTGGTGGTATTAATTATGGAATACCAGATTCTTTTACGCCTTTGCCTGGTTCTGCTAATGAAAGAGAATCAATAATACCCCCTCCAATAGATTTACGACCGCCAAGACCACTTCAGCCAATAGATATACCAGCACCTGTATTACCTGACCCAAGAGACACTATAGGCAAACCTTTACCACCTATTCCACTAGAGGACTTTGGTTTAGGTCCAGGTAGAAGAATACCTCCTATGGCTACACCCGCTGATTTTATACCTAGGAATGACAAAACAACTGGTTATGATGAGTTACAAGAAAAAATTGGTGGTAGTAGATTACGTTTTCCACCACCACAAGATGTTCCACCTATTCCACTAGAGGACTTTGGTTTAGGTCCAGGTATAAGACCTACAGAGATACGTGATGAACAAGGTAATATTATAGTTGGCTCTGGAGGTGTAACACCCGAGAGAGAGCCAGAACCGTTTGTACCACCACAACAACCCCCGAGAGTACCACTATCTGAAAGAACAGATGTTTACGGTGCAGGCAAAAGATTCGACCCAGCAAATTTACCAGAGGGTTTTTCTTTTCAAGATACTTCTGGAATGATAAGAGCAACAGTTATGCCGCCTGCGGGTTTTGTATATGCCTATGGCCCAGATGGCGAACAGATAACAGTTCCAAGTGGAGAACCTGGTGCTGCCGAAATGCGTGATCAAGGCGCGGCTAGAGATCAAGCGTTTCTTGATTTTCAAAAAACCAATCCTGGAGAGGTTTTCTTTGGCGGTTTAAGACCACCAACAGACCCAATAGTTGAGCCTGACTCAACACCAGATCCAACACCAGATCCTGTAACTACACCAGCTCCAGTGACACCACCAGAGCCAGTAACGCCGCCTGCATCGACAACTGTTGCAGCAAATCAACCTACAGAGACACCAGTTACAGATCCTGCACAAACAACAGCTCCCGTTAATGTTTCAAATCAAAGTCCTTTCGCTGCCAGCGTAACTCAACAACAAGTAGGATTAGACCCATTAACAGAACAATTATTATTTGGCATAGGTGGTCAAGGTGGATTTATACCAGGCGCTATGAGAGCTGCTGAGAAGGTTTTTTACGACGATCAAGGCCAACCAGTCGTGATAGATGAACAAGTTGCAGGATTCAGTCCAGATCAGCTTGCAGCTATGCAATTACAAAGACAATCGGTGGGCATGCAACAACCTTTTATAGATCAAGCTACTCAAGCATATTTCAGTGGACTAGGTGC